AAGTTTTTGAATACCTTTAATAAGAGATTTAATTTTTTTAACTTCAAGCTTTCTATCAAATTGTTTATTGTAATATTTTGATTTTCTAGCATCATGTGGTTTTATTCTTTCAGTAATTTCTTTTCTCATTTCTTTAAATGTTTTCATTTAATCTCTATCCATGTCAATGATGCCATCGTAATATCCTCTTTCGATACCACCCATGTAATCAAATATTGCTTGTTCTGCATTTACTAAACTTTGATATATTGCATGTGGATTTCCCATTCTAGGACTTCCACCTGTTTCAGCTGTGTATTGCATAGCATCTTGCATCTTTGCAACTTTGTGAATTGCCTTTTGCATGTTCTTTAAACTTTTAATTTCTTTCTTTCTATCAAACTTTTTACCTTCAAACTTAGTTGGTTTGTACATAGGTATTCTTGCTTCTTCTAATGATAGTGAGTTTCTCATTTCTTTAAATGTTTTCATTTAACTTCTCCCTGATCGACTTTATTCTGTAAAAAGTCTTTTGCAGTATCTAAATAATCTGCAGCTTTGACTAACTTGTTTACCCACCATGATGGATATTCTGAATCTGGTTTTATTTGGCCTAATAATTGTTCAGCGTTTCTTTTTAAAGATGTTAATTGATTCTTTACATTTGCTGAATCAACATGACCATCTTCTGCTATTTTTTTTCTGTATGCTTCTTCTAAGTTCATTTTAATTTAACTGATTCCATTGCTTTTATAGCTGCAAGAGCATCTTTTTTTGCTTGAGCGTCTTGTCTAGCATTAAGTTTCTCTACTGCTTTACGAATCATTTCTAATCGTTTTTTCTTATCAGCTGCTGACATTTTTTCATTTACTGATTCATTAGCCATTCTTAAAGCATCTTTAACCATAGGATCATTTGATAATCCTTTTTTCATTGCTTCAATCTTTTTAACTGCAGGAGTCATAGCACCAGCCATATCTAGAGCAATTTTTACGGCAGCTGCAATTAATGATGGTGGAAACTTACTTCTATATTTTTCTCTTAATTCTTTAAAATTTTTCATTACGTTCCTCTTACTTGTTTTGCGAGATCAGCATCTGCCTTACCCCACGTTCCTTTTGATTTAGTCACAAATGAATTGACTCTTGCCAATCCCCATTGAACTGCAGTTGTTCCAGGTCTATGTCCTGTTCTCCATGCTGCAACTCCTCTATTAAAAACTTTCTTCAATATACCTAATGGCATACCTGATTTGTCAGCTTTCTTTTTCAAAGCCGCATCTGTACCTTTTGCTTCAACCATAAAGTCTTCAAAGGTAAGATGTTCTGCCATCTCTCCATACATTTGTTTAAACTTCTTTGTATGCTTTGATGGTTTTGTCTTTGCTCTTGCATCGCCTGGTGCAGGTTTGTAAGCCCTTGGATCATCATCGTCCATTTTAGATTGCTTTTTAAACTGTGCATCACGCTTTTGTTTTGTAGATTTACCTAAACCTTTATGATAACTAGCTGGTTGAGATCCTTTTTTCTTTCCAATATCCGGATCTTCTTTTTCGTTAAAATGTTTTTGACCTGGTGTATCTTTTAGATATCGCATTAGACCTTTAATTGTTCCCCAGTCTCCTGCACCACCTTCTTCAAATAATTCAACAGCATCTAACCAGAATCTTTTCTTGACTGACTCAGCCTCAACCATTACATAGTTACTTCCACAAACAATTATTTCACCTAGCTCGTTTGTTTCTTTTATTCTTACAATATCACCAACCTTAAAGAGACTTCCTTCAATATAATCTTCTCGTGTTTCAGATACTGGTGGAAGTTCTACATGTTTACGAAAGTTATGGGATTCTTTAAGTCCCATACCTTTACGAACTGCATTAAATAAATCGGTTGGATTAAAATTCGATGGGAGCCCTTTTGAAAATACATTTAAATCATTTTGTTGAGCGGCGGCTCGCATCTTGGAAGCTGACATTCCAGTTGCTCCTTCAGCATCTGGATCTCTCTCCCCTGCACTTACTACATTTATTGCACCTTCGAAATTATAAAATCCGTGTTTAGCTTTTTTACCATTGTATTTGTTTAAGAGTATATCAAATTCTTTTACTCTATCACTACCTGCTACCATTGTTACTTTGGTAAAGCCTTGATCGTAAAGTTTTACTACAACATCGAGTACATTACGAACATCTTTATCTGCCATAACACTACGTGCGTGTTTTGGAAACATTTTTCTAAGGAATTTTATTTTATCTTTAAATATTAATGGATTCTTATTTTTATCTATTGATTTAGATGCATATATACGATAAGCTCCAGAACGAGCTACATTTTTTAACTTATCAAATAGTTTTTCATGACCAATCGTCGGAGGATTGAATCTTCCAAATACGAATGAAACTTCTTTTGTGTCTTCAGTTAAAAAATCACTGAATGATTTAATTGACATTTATATCCTCGGTATCCCATTTTAGCCAGGATTATCCCAGCCTTTTATTATATCTTTGCTGAAGTTATTAGTTGAAAATTCCATTCGGTCAACTAACTTAACAGCTCCACCTTCCATTCGATCTATAGCCACAAAGCCTTCTACACCGGTGACTTTAAATCCGGATTTTGTTTTTACAAACGTACCAATTTTACTTAGTTTGTTTAGTTTATTTATAATAATTAATTTGCTATCAATGACTAAATTTTGCAAATCAAATATACTTTTAAGGTTTTTAAGGTTCTTTTTATCAAAAAACTTTAATAATTCATCACGTTTTTGTATTTGTACATCCTTTCCTTTTTGTGAACTTCTTTTATCAATTTCTTTTGCATATCGATCTGTGACAAATTGTATTAAACCTTTTGCATGTTTATTCGTATCAACAATTCTTTGTCCTTGTCGTACCTTTGAATTATTATATACATTTAATATAAGATTTAGTTCTTTATTCTTTTCAATTTCTTTTAATGTACTAGAAGCTATCTTTTGAAAGATCTTTCCAGCATCTGATAGCTTTTTAGATATAACTAAACTATCTTCTTTTGTTAGTGTTGCAGTACCTGATAAATCTCTTAATGTTGCATCAACCATCCATACATCTTTTGATGGTTTTAATTTTGATACAATGTCTTGACCAAAAGATGCTGACATATTTTCAAAAGCTGAACCATTATATACTGTATGCCAAACTATTCCTACCTTTGCAGTTTTGATTTCTTTTGCTAAGGGCGTACCATCAGGTATAGCATAAACAATAGTATTAGGATGGAAAGTAATATGTTTAATTCCATTTATATTCTCCGATTTTAAATCACCTTTATCAAACATAAAGTCGCCTTGAATGACCCCTTTAATACCTAAATCTTTTAAGTAATCAAATGCTAGTATGAGCTTCTTGGTTAAATCACCAGAAGTATCTGCTTTAATATCATCATGCGATTTATATACTTTTGGATCTTTATTAAATATTCCCTTTTTAGCCACAAAGAATTTTCCATCTCTTGGATCTATTCCAGCAAAAAGGGCGGGGGCTCCGTCCCATTTAACAGTAACATCTATAGGTGCTTTGGTGTTACCGCTCAACATATCCCGCAGAGATCTGAGTGCTAGGATTGCTTGGCGAGCCCCCTTAACTCCGCCGTCAATAATAAGATCTTCAATGTGAGTCATATGAGTATTCTTACTTGCGGCTTCTGTTAAGTAGTTAGTTAAAGATTTCATTATTTTCCTGCCTTTACATATGCACTAGATTCTGATAATTCAGATCCAGCATAGTTAATAAAATTGGTCAGTGTATCATTTAATTTTCTACCACCTAATTTTTCTAACTGATATGCTACCATTGTAATAGCAAATTTAGATGATATCCATTGTCCATCTTTGTTCTTTAATTCTTTTTTAAATTCATCATAAGATACATTATTATAAAAATAATTAAAGTACATATAATATTCTTTTATTGCTCTTTCATCGCCCTTGGCCATTTTCTTAGCTTGTTTTACAATATATCCTGAATGTGGTTTTAATCCGTACTTACGACCATTTCTAATTAAATAGTCATGCATTATTCCCCAGGATAATCCACCACCTCTTGCTTTCTTTCCTTTTATTTCTGCTTTAATGTTACCAAATTGTTTATTGTCTTTGAACATTAACACACCACTATCAAACTTAAGAGATCCATTCTTAGCTGACCAATAACTTCCAC